ACCACACGCGCCACTCGACTTTATCTGTGTGACATGTCACACGGCCCGCCACCGAAAAGACCCGCCGCCGCGACTGCGGTGATAGTTCCCGCCCTTGTGTGACATGTCACACACACTTCAGGGTCTTTGCCACGCGCTGTGCGCTGCGTGCATGTGCCGCCCAGCCTGCGCCCGCCGACCCGCCTACCGCATGGGAACTATCACGCGGGCCAAAAAAAAGGGCGAACCCCGAAGGGCCCGCCCGTGGTGCTGCTGGTGTTACTTGCTCGGCTTGAGCGTGTTGAATTGCGCTCGGAAATCCTTGAGCAGTTTAATTGCAGCGTCAACAGCGAAGTCAGCCGCTTCCGCCTCGGTAACGCTTTCAATACCGGCGTCAATCCATTGCAGCATTGCAGCGTGATTGACTTCCGCCGGTTTCGTCGCGGTGCCGGTGTTGCCGACGGTTTTCTTAGCCGTCCAACCTGCCGCTTTGAAGTAGCGGCTGAAGCCAGTCCGCATCGCCTCATACGTCCGGCGGTCGGCCTCCGGCAGTTCCTTGGTCTTGCGACCAGCGAGGAACTCGGCATAGGCATCCTCTTTGATGCTCTCCGCTTGCGCCTTACGCTTGCCCTTGAGTAGCTTGCGAAGTTCAGCAGCGACTTTGCCAGCGCCCTCACCGGCGGATTTAGCGGCTTTAAACAGTTCAGCGTATTTGCTCATGTGATTCTCCAGATTAAAGGTTAGGTGTTACACGGCAGCGAAGTCGCTGACCGTGAGACTATTATATCAAATATACGCTTGTGACTTGTCACTTCGGTTAATCCCCACCCATCCCCGACCCCCCAAACTGGCTTTTGAGTCCCGCCGCCGCCCCCCTGAACTGTGTTTTACTCAAATAATCCCGCATTTTTCAAACTCGCCCTAATACCCATACTATACAGTCAACTATTAACCCATCGTGTTTATTTTTGGAGCGATCGTGCCTTTTTCTGGAGTGTAGACCCCCACCCCCTCTATATAGAAACACCCCCGGCATAGGAGTCCCAACCTCCTCTTGACACCCCACCCATACCACTATATAAAACAGACAACCAACTGGTGCCAAACCACCTGCATGATTGAGCTACACCCACAAATTGAGCATGGCATCTTGCCGGAGCACGCGGCGAAGATTCAGAACCTCTCCCTGATAGAGCGGGCGAAACTCGCTGTCCACACCTTCCACGTATTGAACGAGGCTGCGGACCCCTACCCCAACAGCACGACCGACGTTGACGAGCTTTTCGATGCACCCGACCCCCTTGCTGCGATCGAGCAGAAGGCGATGAATCAGGCGGTGCTGGACCTTGCCGACCCGAAGGCGAACGCCGACACCCTGCACAAAACCCTGACCCAGACCTATAAGTACTCGCGGCCCGCCGTGAAGCGCCTCGATCGGGTGCTGGCAGAGCTGGACGAAGAGATCGTCAATGTTGCAGTGCGGCTGCGGGCATACACCACCAATAAGTTGATCGAAGAGTCGGAGAACCCCGACCCGAAGGTGCGCATAAAGGCTCTGGAGCTGCTGGGCAAGGTCAAGGACGTGGGCCTCTTCACGGAAAAGGTGGAGATCACCCACAAAACCAAGTCCGACGACGAGCTCGAGGCTGAAATCCGGCAGCGGCTGGAGGTCTACATGGGCAAGATTGACATCGTGGACGCGGAAGAGGTGGTCCCAGAGGTGCCGAAGACCCCGATGGACGAGCTGAAAGCCGCAGTGAACGTCGAAAAAACAGCAGAAACCGAAGAAACACCCTAAGTCCAGTGCCAACCCCTCAAATTCCCTCTCTCGAAGCCATCCAGCGCGACCCGAGCCTAATCGCGGCGCTTCCTAGACAGGAAAAAGAGCAAATTCTGGTGCTTTTGGACGAATTAACGGCCAGAAAGAAGAAAAAACAGGCGAAATTGCACCTTTTGGAGTTCGTGCTGCACATCGATCCTAAGTACAAGGTCGGCAGGCATCACAAACGACTCGCGCACCTGCTGGAAGCCATCGCCCGGGGTGAAAAAGACCGAATCTGCGTGAATATGGCCCCCCGGATGGGCAAATCGCTGCTGGTTTCCTATTATTACCCGGCGTGGTTCATCGCCAACTACCCCGATGCCAAGATCATGATGGTCTCCCACACGGCGGACCTTGCGGTGGACTTCGGTCGGAAAGTGCGAAATCTGGTGGGGTCAGAGCCCTACCGCGAACTCTTCCCCGGGGTTGAACTGAGCCAAGACTCCAAGAGCGCCGGACGCTGGAACACCAACTACGGGGGCGAGTATTTCGCCGTGGGTGTGGGTGGTGCGATCGCTGGACGTGGTGCCGACCTGCTGCTGATTGACGATCCACATAATGAACAGGACATCATCAACGGCAACCTTGACGTGTTCGACAAAGCCTACGAGTGGTATACGACCGGTGCGCGGACGCGCTTGATGCCGGGAGGACGCGTGGCTGTGGTGCAGACCCGGTGGGCGACCAACGACCTGACGGGGCGCTTAGTCCACGATATGACCGTCAATGAAGGCGCGGATCAGTTCGAGATCGTGGAGTTCCCGGCGATCCTTGAGAAAGAGGAGCAGGTCACCACCGAGGAGCCCGAGGACCCGGACGACCCCACCGCTCCCATGCACACCGTCACCAAGACCGTCATCACCCAGCAGTCGCTGTGGCCGGAGCAGTGGCCGCTTGAGGCACTCCTGAGAACCAAGGCGTCGATGCCGACGTACCAGTGGAGTGCGCAGTACATGCAGAACCCCACCTCTGAGGAGGGGGCGATCGTCAAGCGCGAGTGGTGGCGGGTGTGGGAGAAGGACGCAGCGCCGAGGCCGGACTTCATTGTGCAGGCGTGGGACACGGCGTTCGAGAAAACCACCCGTTCTGACTACTCCGCCTGCACGACGTGGGGGGTGTGGTACCCCGAGACAACCCCGGATGACATCACCTCCGGGCGGGCCAACGTGATCCTGCTGGACGCATTGAAGGACCGGATGGAGTTCCCGGAGTTAAAACAGGTGGCGTTCAAGAAGTTCAAGGAGTGGGAGGAGTGGCAGGTCCCGATGACGCTGATCGTGGAGAAGAAAGCCTCCGGTGCCCCCCTGATCTACGAGCTGCGGCAGATGGGGCTGGTGGTCGGGGAGTACACCCCGAGCCGGGGTCAGGATAAAATCGCCCGCTTAAACAGCGTGTCAGATATGTTCAGCTCTGGTATGGTGTGGGCACCACGTACGCGGTGGGCGGATGAGGTCATTGACGAGGTGGCGAGCTTCCCTGCCGGTCAGCATGATGACTACGTGGACTCGGTAACTCTGGCGCTGATGCGCGTGCGACAAGGTGGGTTCATGCGGCTTCCGTCCGATGAGCCTGATGAGATCAAGCAGTTCAAAAGCCGTAGGCGGGCTGGGTACTATTAAGGATACGACATGGCGAATGACACAGAAGCGTACTACGGGAACCCGCTTATCGAACGGCAGGGACGTAGCGTACGGGAAAGACCAAAGGTTAACGTGTCGCCGGAAGCAATGGAGATGGTAGCTGGGTTTCACCCCGTGCTTGGCCCCGCTTTGTCGGCTAAAGACTTTGAAGTTTCTAGGCGTGGGGGTGATGTAGCGGGTATGGGTTTAGCGGGCTTGGGTATGCTTCCTGTTGTTGGGGGTGTAGTAAAACCAATATCAAAGGTACTCAAGGCCGCACCGGAAGGAGCGGATATCATAAATACGTTTAGAACTAGCCGGGGTTCTGCGTATGCACACCATGCAGACAACACAACTACCAGAAACCGTTCTGGAGCCGCGCATAGCGATACAACAGAAGGGGTGCAAGCTAGGTCTGGAAAGACTATTTTTGTAGACCCTAAAGTCGCAAATACGGTTGGCGGTCTTTTTCAAAATACAGATATGGCTACCAAGGTAGTTCCAAAATTTGATAGCAAGGGAGTCCACATACCCGGAAAAGCTGTGCTTCAGCTTACCGAAGACTATGGGCCTCACAAAGCTGGAACTGTATTACACGAGTTTTCATACAAAACAAATCCAGAAGTTGGTTTTAACCCTGTAGAAATTTATCGTAGCGAAAGCCCTATGGGTAACGCTGGGACGGGTATACATTTTGGAACTGTAATTACAGAAGTCACTCCGCAAATTGTCGCTAAAAAAGTGGGCGGTGCTGTTCAAATGCCACGAGAATACAGCCAAGGTAATCTGAGGTTAATCTAAGGAAAAAATATGGCAACTAATATAGACAAAACACTGTACGAAGCACCCCTCGGACTGGCACAGCTGGCGGAACCGGAGGTCGAGGTTGAAGTTGAGATCGACATTGGCGAGCCGGAAGAATTGACGCCGGAGGAAGAAGCCAAGTTCGAGGAGAACCTCGCGGAAGTGCTGGACGGCTCTCAGCTGCAGACGCTTGCAAGCGAGCTTGACATGATGTTCGACCAAGATTCACAGAGCCGCAAGGACTGGATGGAGACCTACGTGAAGGGTCTCAAGCTCTTGGGGATCAAGATCGAGGAGCGTACTGAGCCGTGGGCCGGTGCCTGTGGTGTGTTCCACCCGATGCTGATGGAGAGCGCGGTCAAGTTCCAGTCAGAGACCATCATGGAGACGTTCCCCGCTGCGGGCCCCGTCAAGACCGTGATTATCGGCAAGGACACGAAAGAGAAAGAAGACGCCGCCGTGCGCGTGCGGGAGGACATGAACTACGAGCTTACCGAGCGGATGCTGGAGTACCGGTCGGAGCACGAGCGGGCGCTGTTTGCACTGGCGCTGGCGGGCAACTCATTCAAGAAGATTTACTTCGATCCGTCGCTGGACCGGCAGGTGTCGATGTATGTGCCGACCGAAGACATTGTGGTGCCGTACGGAGCCACGACGCTGGAGGGTGCCGAGCGCGTCTCGCACCGGATGCGTAAGACCAAGAATGACCTGCGCAAGCTGCAGGTGGCAGGGTTCTACCGCGACATTGAGCTGGGCGAGCCGCTGCGCACGCTGGACGACGTGGAGAAACAGAAGGCGGAGGAGCAGGGGTTCAGCGCCACCACGGACAACCGGTACCAGATCATCGAGATGCACCTCGACTACGACATGCGCGATGTGGAGTACACCGACAAGTTCACAGAAAACGACGGTGTCGCCGTGCCCTACGTGATAACGTATGACCGGGGTACCAAAGAGGTCTTGGCGATTCGCCGTAACTGGGACCCGGCAGACGACACCAAGAAACGCCGCCAGCACTTCGTCCACTACGGCTACATCCCGGGCTTTGGCTTCTACTGCTTCGGCCTGATCCATCTGATCGGTGGTCATGCGACGGCGGCGACATCGCTGCTGCGGCAGCTGGTGGATGCGGGTTCACTGGCGAACCTGCCGGGTGGGTTCAAGGCTCGCGGGATGCGGATCAAAGGCGACGACACACCGATCGCCCCGGGTGAATTCCGCGATGTTGACGTACCCGGTGGCACCATCCGGGACAACCTGTTGCCCCTGCCGTACAAAGAGCCCAGCCAGACCCTCGTGCAGTTGATGGACAAGATCGTGATCGATGCGCAGCGGTTCGCCGCTACCGCAGATATGAAGGTCTCCGACATGTCCGCCAACTCCCCGGTGGGCACGACGCTGGCGATTCTCGAGCGGATGTTGAAGGTGATGAGCGCGGTTCAGGCCCGGGTTCACTTCGCCATGAAGCAGGAGTTCAAGTTGCTGCGCGATATCATCCGCGACAACACGCCCGAGGATTACGACTACGAGCCGGAGATTGGTGACCGCAAGGCCAAGAGGTCTGACTACGACATGGTGGACGTGATCCCCGTGTCCGACCCGAACGCCTCCACGATGAGCCAGAAGGTCGTGCAGTACCAAGCGGTGATGCAGCTGGCGCAAGGTGCGCCGCAGATTTATGACCTGAAGCTCCTGCACCGCCAGATGATTGAGGTGTTGGGGGTCAAGAACGCCGCCAAACTGGTGCCGACGGACGACGACATGAAGCCGACTGATCCGGTCACGGAGAACATGGCGATCCTCAATGCCAAGCCGGTCAAAGCCTTCATGTATCAGGACCACGAGGCGCACATCGCCGTGCATATGGCGGCTATTCAGGACCCGAAGATCGCAGCACTCATGGGCCAGAACCCGATGGCACAGACCATCATGGCTGCAGCCGCAGCCCACATCTCCGAGCACGTTGCGTTCCAGTACCGCCGCGAGATCGAGAAACAGCTCGGCAGCGAGTTGCCGCACCCCGAAGAGAATCTGCCGGAGGAGTTGGAGGTTCGTCTGTCCCAGCTCACCGCACAGGCCGCGTCGCGTCTCCTGAAGAAAGACCAAGCCGAAGCCGCAGCGCAGCAGGCCGCACAGCAGGCCCAAGACCCGATGGTGCAGATGCAGCAGAAGGAGCTGGAGATCAAAGAGAAGGAAGTGGGCATCAAAGAGAAGAAGATGGCCATCGACGCCGCTGCCAAGGCCGACGAGCTTCGCCTGAAAGAGAAAGACCTTGCCATAAAGGCCGCGTCAGAGGCCGACCGTGGCCGTCGGGAAGAGATGATCGCAGGTGTGAAGATCGGTGCAGACCTGCAGAAGTCCCGTATGCAGTCTCAAAAACAGGCGGCAAAACCCGCCAAGAAGGGTGACTGATGAACGCGATCGAGCTGCTCCTTAGCAAAAACGCCGAGGACCGCGCCGCACAAATCGAGTTTTTGGCTGCTGGTAACGCCAAGGACTACGCAGAGTACAAACACATCTGTGGGGTTATTCGAGGTCTTAACCTTGCGGATGAACATCTAACAGACCTCGCAGAAAGGATGCGGAAACAAGATGACGATGACGGCGCTTGAACAGAAATGGGAGGCCGAGAAAGATGACGCCGCCCGCAAAGCCAAGCAGTTGCCTGACCCGTCGGGGTATCACATTCTGTGTGCTATTCCGGACATCGAGCAGAAGTACGACAGTGGGATTCTCAAGGCTGATCTCACCATGCAGCACGAGGAGATTTTGACCACTGTGCTATTTGTGGTGAAGCTGGGTCCCGAAGCGTATCAGGACAAGTCGAAGTTCCCGGCTGGCCCGTGGTGCAAAGAAGGTGACTTTGTGATTGTCCGGTCAAACACCGGCACTCGCTTGGACATCCACGGCAAAGAGTTCCGCATCATCAACGACGATACGGTGGAAGCGGTGGTCGAAGACCCTCGCGGAATCCGTCGCAAATAAGGAGTAGCACATGACCCAACCCGAATTCAAGTTCCCGGACGAAGTGGACGACAAGAAAGGCGAAGAAGGCAAGGAGGCCGATGCGCTGGAGATTGAGGTGGTGGATGACACCCCCCCGGAAGACCGTGGCCGCGAGCCGCTGCCGGACACCATTGTCAAAGAGCTGGAGGATGACACCCTCGAGGAGTACTCCGACAAGGTGAAGAAGCGCCTCTCCCAGATGAAGAAAGTCTGGCACGACGAGCGCCGGGAGAAGGAGGCAGCACGCCGGGAGGCCGAAGAGGCAGTCCGGTTCGCACAGGCCAAGGACGCGGAGATCAAGCGCCTGCAGGCCCGGATTGGTGAGGGCGAAAAGACGTTCACCGCCGAGCTGACCAAGTCGATCACCGCCGAGGTTGCGTCCGCCAAACAGCGGCTGCAGCAGGCATACGAGGAGGGAGACCCGGCCAAGATTGCCGACGCCCAAGAGGCCCTCACCGATGCCAAGATCAAGTTGAAGGAGACGGAGTACCGCCGCACCCCTTTACAAACCGAAACAGAAGGTGTAGAACAGCAATCACAGGCACAAGA